GATTAGGATTAACATTCACTATCTTAGGGAATTTATTACCCTTGAACTTAGTTGGAAATTTTATGACATTATCGGTCAATAACCTAACTCCTGCTTTCGTTTAGCAAGTTTTCTTTCCCACCGTCTTTTTCCGGCGGCCTTTGCTTTCCTACGTTTTTCACCTTTTGTTTGGTGATAACTTCTTTCACGCAGTTCTTGAAAAAGTCCCTCATTCATAAGTTTCTTCTTCAACACTCTCATTGCACCAGCAACATCATTATTACGAACTGTAACGGTCATACCTTCATCTCTTGTATATTTATTACGCTTGTTGTAGTATTTAAATCTTTTCATAGTTCCCTTATTATTTATTTGACATTCTAAATGTGTCAATTATGTTATTATAATTACTTCTATCACATACAACATCTTGTGTTGTAGTTAATATTTGAGGGTAATATGAAACCAATATTACCCCTAATATTATTCCCAAGATTAACTTAAACATCACTTAGTAACATTGTCTAAGAGTGAATTGAGAACCCGGCGATGGCTTCTTATAAACACAATTTTGATTGTTGTTTTGCCAATAAGGGTCTGTTTCCTCAAAGAATGTAATGTTTGAATTTCCAATCCTTACAGAAGGCAACATATTAAGATTCAGTTGATTACCTTGCAGTATCGAAATTAGAATATTCTCTACGTTGTGAGAATAAGTTATTGGATTTTCGGTCTGTGGTTGATATTGATTGTGGTCTGCATTTGCAGTTCCAATCATAAAAATCGCAGCCGTTGTACACAATAGGGTTTTCATAGTAGCCATATTACACCACCTCTTCTAGTTTGTCAAGTTTCTTGTAAACACAATCAACAGCATCTTTACCGAAACCACCAATGTGCCATTCATATTCTTCAGTAGGGATATATCCAGTTTTCCAATTGTAGATTGTTGCAACCACATTATGGAAGTCTTCAATTCCAGTATCATCTGTAAAAGGAACTGTAAACTCTAGCTTCCACTGAGCGTTGACCTTTTCATAAGGGTCACCATCTGTCATTGTAGGATATCCAAACACCTTACACAACTCATCATAGGTAGTAGTAATTTTACCTTGTAGACAAGTCATGTTGATATCTACTGTTTCACAAGCAAGTGTGTGTGCGATTTTAAAGTCATTATCCAACATTGATAACTTCTCCTTTCCCAATCCACACGAGCAACTCTTCAAACAAGATTTCCCATGTATCTTTTTTCTCTTTGACATAATCGAAAGCGTAGACATTTTCTTTTGCCCACTTGATAGCGTCTTTCGCATTGTCGAACTCAGCAGTTTTACCCAACTTGTTGTTTTGAGTATAAACCACATATTTCACAGTATTAGTCATATTTACCTCTTTCTCTCAGTTTACGAATCACTTTACCACAATTTACTAGCCCTGTCAAGGGCTATCTGGCAAATTTTCAAACTTTTTTTCAACTAAATTTTCCACCAAACTGTCAATCACACTATTACCCTCAAGACCAGCTTTATCAAGTGCATCTTGAAACTCCATAACTGTCATTGACTCTACCTCTTCACAAAGGTTCTCTTTTATTTGTGTATTCACATCATTAGACATTGTAAGTCCTCACTTTCTCAATAATCAACTTTTTCCCACCGTAAAGGTTTTCTAACCTTTCGACTTCCTCTTCTTCAACTGATGTCCAGAACTCTTCATCTCCGTCTGGATAAGTTACCTTGAATACGGTTGTTCCCATCACCAATGGATTTTCTTCCTTATCCATAGATGGGGTGTCCTTGACTAAAATGGTCACCAGTTTCAATATTGAATATTTCTTGTTTTGCAATATCGGCACCCATGTAACCATAGTTGTTTTCACAAATAGAAATCAACTCATCTTTATCTTTGATGGTTTCATCTGGAGTAAAATTACCATTTTCATCAAAATAGTCCCAAACGAACTCTTCGATTTCCATAATTAAACCTTTAACTTTTCCCATGATTTTACCTTTCTCTCTCATTGTTACATTACATTTATATCATGTTCCAATAACATTGTCAAGTCCCATAAAAAAACCCTTGTAAATCAAGGACTTACAAGGGCCATATTTTTGGTATTTTTGCGAATCGGCGAATCACCGAATCACTTATTTTATTTCAGTTAACTTTGGTAGTTCTTTCATTGCTTTTGCATACTTTTCTCTTTCTGCAATAGGCATTGGTATCATACCAT